TATACTACTAGTAACACCGAATGTAGTTATTAATTCTTGTAAACCAGTTGATGTACCCTTTGTTTTAGATAATAAAGGTATATTATGATATATTCTTTTAAATGTTTCAGCTAATAAATCCTTTTTAGGTATATTATTTAAATAACTACTTGTTGCAGAAAAATCATTTGAAAATAATGTGCTGCCACTATTAATTCCTCCAATATAATCTTCAAATTCGTTATCTCCTTTACTATTATATAACTTAACACCTAATGAACGTAAAGCATCGTATACGATATCTTTAGATACACCCTTTTCAAGATTATTATCAGCATTATATAATTCATTAATTGATGTAATATAAATCCATATATTATCAAAATAATGTCCAATCATATCAGTAAAAATATAATATGGTTGGTAATTTAAGGGATCATTTTTTATATATGCTGGGGTAATATTATATAAATGATCCAAATTCTCCTCATCATAGTTATTAGCTGATGCTGTATAATTATTATACCAAGTATTAGCTGATGATGTAGTTGATAATAGGAATGGTTTTGACGATGTTACTTTAGGCCAAGCATACGAAGATGATTCATAATATAAATAATTTTCAAATCCATCAAATTTAGAAACAATATCATCAATATTTTGTTTAATTGATGCTGTTTGTTCATTTTTTAAAACATTTGTAGAACCAGTTATTATATTTATATTATTATTATAATCTTCAATTTGTTTTACTTTACTATAAAATATTTCTAAACGTTTTTTAGCTGAACTAAAATGGATGAAATTATCAAATGATGTATAATCTATATTTAAATCATATGATGAGTTATTCATATAATTTAATACTTGACGATAAGATGAACCAGTTAATGAAGATACTAATGATGAATAATTTTCATATTTAGTTCCTAAATTCTGTTTTATATCTATATCAATATTAAAATTTGGACCTTTTAATTTTGGAGCCGGGGCAGGAATTATTGAGGTATCTAAATTTATGTTAAAAACATAAGGTTCAATAATTTCTTCTGTTACCCACACTGCTGATTTTAAATCTACATTTAAGGGTAAAGGATCATATAATTTTAATAATATACTAGGAGTTTGTGAGTTTTCATCTATTATAGTGTTAACTATTAATATTTGAGTATTATTAGATTGGTTTAATAAAAATGATTTTTGTTCTACTGAATTAGTTAATGAATCAATTATAGATTTCCCTTTAATAGTTAAATCACTTGATGTTATATCAGCAGAATTAATTCTTATTTCAGTACGATCATCAGATATTTCTTGAATAAATAAATTTATAGAAGGATCTAATGAAGTAGGTTTAAAGAAATTATATTGAGATAAAAATTCACCTGAAATGTAATTTAGGGATTGTATATCATTAACTGGATCTATTTCTATTATAGGAATACTTCCATTAGGATTTAAATTAAAATTATTAGCTGATTTGAAATTTTTATAATCTAAATTAGAATATATTAGATTTTGATTTAAATCATATATAAAGAATTCTATATAATCTTTATTATACCCGAATGTTTGGTTAATAGTTTGAGTATTTAAAAGATTTTGATCTTCATCTTTTATTCTAGATATTCTTTGAATATCATTTATATTCCCTATAATTTTAATATTATCGGCCATTATTTTTTATTTAAATCTAATAATGTTTTATTAGCATCTAGTAACTCACTTCTTAAAGTTGTAATTTCATTTAACAAAGCTTGAATATCATTTTCTTCACTTAACTTAATTCCTAAATATTCAGCTGTTTTATTTAAAATATATTTATGGGATTCAATATCATCTTCTTTAGGAATCTGATAAAATAAATCTTCATATATTTGAAAAAAATCACTTAATGTTATATCACCTTGAGATTGTTGAGTTCCTAATAACTGTTTAAATCTAGTATCAACTACTTTTTCAAAGTTATTTTTACCAAAAACATTTTTATCAAACGATATTTGAGTCATTATCTTACTACTTTAAAATAATTATTATCTTCATGTACTATTGTACTTCCACTTACTGTAGATTTAATTATTATATTATAATATCTTTCAGGTTGTAGACCATTCATATGTAAATCAAAATAATTACCACTTGAATCAGCTGATAGTTTAGTAAATGTAGTATCAAAGTCTATTATAAATTCTTCAGTTTTAATATCTTTTACAGCATAATATGAAGATGTAGGTAATAATTTATTATTAGTATATAATGAAGATGTTTGAAAAGTCCTAGTAGGATATTTATCTCTTGTATTTATTCTAAAACGATTAACTGAATCTTCTTGGAATTCGCCTTTATTATTTGCTAATGAAATAGATATATTATCTGATTGAACTGTTGTTAATGAGCCTGTAGAATAAGAAAAATCATTCCATCTAAATTCTAAACATGGAGGATAAATAGTATGGGTATCAGTAGAAAAATATTTAAGTTCAAATGTAGAGCTTGTAGAAAATTCTAATGAACTAGAATGTTTAATAATAAATCCACTTTGATAATAACTAGAACTAATAGTATTAGTTACATCTAATTCAATATCTTTATTAGTTGTATAATTAAAAGATTGAGTAGCAACTAAATTACTCCCAGTCCACCAACTTCCTCCTCCAACATTAGTTCCATTATAGGCATTAGTAGCATTTGCAACTGATGAAGTGAATATACTCCCACTTAAATTATTTCTATATTTCCAACTTACTCCAACTGTAGTAGAAGGTACATTAGCTGCACGTCCTATTCCCATATCCCATGAACTTGATATTGGGTGACAATATAAAGTATAATCTAATGGAATTTCAGAAGCATTTGCTAAATATAATTTTAAATATGCTTTATAATTAGAAGAACCTATTTTATTAGATAAAATATCTGTAATTTCAGTATTTGAAAAAGCAAGTAATGTTCTAGAAACTTCACCAGTATCTTCTATAGATTCATATAAACTTATATCTAAAATTTCATCTAATCCAGCATTTTTAGTAGGATAATATGAATATATAGAAGCGTCTTTAGTGGGAAATATTTTATATACTGCCATGTTTAATATGTGATTATTCTACCGTTTATATCATTATCAGGAAAACGAATTTCAAATATACTAGGATCTATGGATGGGTATACAATATTATTTCTAGTAGATGATGGAATATCATATCCATATGGAGAATAATCTCCTCCTTGTTTATTTGTAATTTCTATTTTATGAATTGATCTGACACCAGGAACTTTTAATAAAAGTGCATTAATCTCGGATATAATTACAGGTTGATTTAACTGCCACGAGTCTATATTAAAATAATCTTTTATTTGAGATATGCAATTAGATAATAATTCTTTATTGTTATAGCTTGGATCAGCATTAATTTCAAAATCAACTCCTATATTAATATAAAATGCATTTTTGATGTTTATAGCATCAGTAATCATTCTATACTGATTAAGGTATGTTTTTAAATTATTTTTTAATGTATTATTAGCGTTAATTAATTTTTTATTAGAATCATACCCTAAAACATATAAATCTAAACTTAATGGGTTACTATTTAATAAATTACCAGTTGAGTTAAAAATTTCTTGTGTAATATAAGCTTTTGCTATACTACCATATTGAGAAGGTAAACTTAAAGTTCTAATTATATAGTCTTCTTTAGTTACAGCTCTATTTTGTGCTGTATATGCACTCAGAGTATTTAAACGAATTTCTTCTACTGTATCCCCTCCTCTACCTCCAGTAGCAGGAGATGGATTATTAATTAATAAATTACTAATTATTAATGTTTTTACTCCAGCGTCCGCCGGACTATATTTAAACCAACTAGAAGATAATGTAGTATCTATAGTAGTTAATGAATTAGCAGGAATATTAGATTCTACACCACCTCCAACTAAATATTTTATATTTAAATTAGTAGAAGGAGCTATACCATAACTTTTAGTATAAAAAATAGAGGCTTTATTATAATTACCTGCAGTATCTGCTATAGTAGGTATTAATCCTAAATTAATATTATTTGGAGTGGGTAAAATTGTAGTATCTAAGGTATTAGTGTTAGTAATTCCAGCTCCAAATTGTAATTCAATTGAACCTGAATTTTTAATTCTGGTGACAAATCGTTTAGGAACTTGTTGAAGATTCATTAAATAATTGATTCCATCACTTCCAGATGTAGAATTTAAGGATGATGAAAATATAACATTTTGTGCTAGATAAGGAACTTCATAAAATTTATCCCCATCACTACCAGTAACAGCTAATATTTGAAGAATATTACTATCATTTACTATAACTGAATTGAATTTTATTGGGGAATTAAATGTAGCTGTATATTCTTTTATTTCAGCCGATATTACAGGTACTGATTTTTTCATTAAAAAATAATCAGTATTATAATAAGTTATTTCTGCCGATGAAGTATGTGAAAAATCTACATCTTCAATAGTAATAAATTTAGAAAAATCTGTATTACTAGTTACTGCCGTATTAGCAGGGATTAGAAGTGAATAGGATAAGTTAGGAGAACCACCTACAGATGGAATAAGTTGGTAAATATCAACATTTGTAGTTGAAGCATATGATGATTTAGGTCTATATCCAAATGAATAAGCTAAATTATATAAACTTTCTTTTTCTTTAGCTAAATTTAAGAAATTCTCTTGGATTTGGGAATCAATATAAAATGAAGAAACATCACCAACATATGAAGCCATTTCAATAAACATACTCCCAGGGGATGCGTCTGAAAAATCATTATATGTGTTTGGAAAGTATGTTTTTGCAAATTCTTGAAGAGATGCTTTAAAATCACCAAATGATTTATTTACATATTTAATACTTTTATCTTCGTTTATCATTGTAATGTTGAAAAGTCAATTATTATATTATCTGTTGTTCCTGAGAGTTTTAATTGGTAAATAACATTAACATATATTGTATTTTTATCAGTATCTGGTGTTATTTCTATATTAGTTATAGTAATTTCAGGAATATAAGTTGATACACTAGTTACTATTTGATTTTCTATTTTTAATAATGTTTCATTATTTATAGGTTCAAATAATAATCTAGGTAAATCAGCACCAAATTGAGGATTTAATACTCTTTCTCCTTTATAAGTTAATAATAAATTAATTAAATTAGACTTAATTTGGTCTTTAGTAGAGAATGTACTTTTAAAATTC